TCAATTCCTCTTTGCTAATTTGATTCGTAATGACTCCCAATATGCACGAGTCATGATTGCAGAAAATAAAATACCAATCGCTTGTGGGATACCAAAAACAGCCATTAGACCGATGTAGGGAAGTGATTCAATATGCGAAGCTGCATTGTTCACATACGTTGTAAGAAGTAAGTAAACAGGCGCACCCGTAACAATACCAATGCCCAAACTTGTTAATAGCTGTCTAACAAAATTATTGCTAAACAAGTCCATGATTTTATAAAGTAGTTTGCCCATTTATTCTTCACCTCCACGTTGAAAGCCAAAGAGAATGAAACAAGCTGTAACCATTGCAAATCCAATGACAAAAGGCTTAATGAGCCAATCTAAAGAACAAATAAATGAATAATCTGATGTCTTTACTTGTGATGTAACACCATGAAGAACAACTGTTTCATAGGTTGGCGCAGGACATTGTGCAGATACGTTTAATGTGACTGTTTTTTCTTCAAAATCAGTAGTTATATTTAGATCAGTATCATCACGATCAGGTAAATCTGATTCATCTTTTGTCCAAGAAAACCAATCAGTTACTTTATCCCAAAAGGTTTTTTGATCAGCTTGATGTTTTTTATCTTCTTGATGCCACTCACAATTGTCAGCAGCCCAATCGCAGAACGCAGGCAATTGAAAATTAGATGTAGAATTAGATGAACCTGCATCGTTACCATCTTTGTCTTTATTCTGTGTATCAGTATCACCAGAAGCTTCGCCACCTGTAGTGATAGTAGGTACTGAATCAGTATTACCTGTGGCAACTGGGTCATCACTCTTAACAATTTTATCAAATGCATCTGTTAAATCTTTAACTGCATCATTTAAGCCATCAACTGCTTTACCTAGATCGTTAGTTGCTTTACCCATTGCATCAACAGCTTGGTATGCATCTTTAATTAGTTGTTGTGCAGCAGCATCACCGGCATCAGCACGTTTTTGAATTTCGTTTGCTAAATCGTTGTTTGAAACAGTAGAAAGGTTACTAGGATTATCAATACCACCATTTGTGCGTTTATAAATTTGAGATAAAAAAACAGCTTTACCACCGCTGTCATAATAACAAGTTGTTTCATTTGCAGAATGATATTTAGTTCCATTTGATGCATTTAATTTACGACATGCAGTTTGGGGAGTACCTGCTTTAATTCCTCCGGCTGTCTCATAACAAACTTTTAAATTTGAAGTACAAGCAACATTTTTATTATCATCAGGTTTCGAAATAGAATTATTAGCAGGGTCCAAAACCCAACCTGCACCGTCTAGCAACAACTGAACAGCAGCACCACCTAACATTCCTGCTACACCGCCACGAGCTAAACGATTTGCAGTAGTCGCAGCAACTTTACCCATATTTACAGGAACTTTCACAGCAGCTTCTACAGATGCTTTTGAACCGTTAACTGTTGCAGATCGACTTAAAGATGCTTCAACCATCCTTTTAGTCGCATCATAATTACGGACTGTTATACGTCCTGAATTATTACCATAAGTCGCATTTTGACCAATTGTATTTCTAATTTCTTGATTTCGAGCGTTATTCCATTTTTCTTTTGTTGAAGCTGCATGAGCAAATAAAGGCGTATAAAAAATGAAAAAAGATATTAAGTAACAGAGGATTTTTTTTAACATTACGCAGACTCACTTTAAGAGAATGCGTATGCCAACAATTGCAACGTAAACTAGAAGCCAGTTGAAAATAGAAGGTTCGTCCATACGCTAATCTCAAATCGTCACAATCGCGCGACAATCGTAACAAGTTACTCTCATCGCGCGCTCGTGACATTTGTTATTTCACAGCACCACGAGACTTTTTAACAAGAGCCATAACTGCTACAAAGCCTAAAATTGCTAGACCAATTGCAATACCAAAAGTTTCGGCTGTGCCGATATCAGTAATAAAAGCAGCAGGGTCGAGCGTTAATGCTGCATTAGCATTTGACATAGCAAGTGCAGATACAACAGAGCCGACTAATGCAAAACGGGTTAATTTAGTACGACCGTTGCTTTCAACGACTGTAAGTTGTGATTGTTTATCCATTTTGATCTCCTCATTTAACGGATGTTCTTAGTTTTTTTAATAACCACATAGTTAAGTAATAGCCTGCAATCGCTGTGATTATTAGTGACGCTTGCAAGCCAGTAATAGCAAATATGCTTGAATTCAAATCGAACCAGTTTTGACACTGATTTGTTGTTTCTTCGATCTGTAAGCAAACATATAAAGCCATTTCTTAAAATTCCTATTTGCAGCTAAAGCGATGCTTTAGATACAGTTGTTCGTAAAAAAATGTGTTGCCACAGTTCGGGCATATATAAAAAAATTACTCATGAGCAAAACTCATCATCATTCCAAAACCAAGAGTCACAAGATGTGTAAGAGTTCCAATAAGAATCGGTAAAAACTGGTGAAACTTTAGGTACAAAGGCTCTAAAATTAAATTTCATCTCGTTAACCGCGCTGTTTGCTCTACACGCCAGATCAACTGCTTTAGCCCTGTTATATCCTTGTCAGGATTATTTTCAACTTGAAGCATTGATAACTGAACTTTCAAAATGATTTTGATCGTTTCAAAGTCATCTTTAGACAATGTGCCTACTGCCCTGTTATAGCCACGAATACTATTAGGCGGAGTATGTCTACGTGGGCTATTCATATAGACGTAAAACATCATACAGCAGCCTTAGTTTGCTTTGGCACATTAAAATCAAGCGCAAGCAATACAGCGCGTGGCGTTTTGCCTGAGAAATCCCAATCAAAGATCATTAGGGCATCGGCTGGTAACTGCTGATGCATATAATCATTAAAGAACTGTGCGCCTTTGATCTTGTAATCAGTTGATTTTCTACCAATCGCGCCTTGTTCTTTCTCACGATCGGAATATTCTTGTAAAACAGTTACAACCGTGTTTGAAAATTCAATGGTTTTACCCTTTTGATCTTCAAAGTCACCAGCAGCCTTGCGAATGCCTGTTACTGTCATAATTGGTTGTTGTGATGTGTTCATGTGCTCACCTTTTAAGCTGATAATTTGAATTGAGAGACTGGCGATTCGTACCAATCTGGCAATTGTTGATTGAAGTCGATTTGTACAAGCTTCATGAATGGAATGACGTTTTTAGCCTTGTTGTCATGCAAGTTCTGTAAATAGGCTTTGGAAAAACCACACTCACATAATTCTGATATATGTCTGTGAAATGTCGCTTTAGGAAGCATTTCAGAAAGTTTATCAATACCGTGTTCACGGATTAGTGTGTAAGTTGCATAGATGTTACGGATACGTGTTTGAGAAACCTTACCGCTATTGGTTACAACAACTGGCGAGTTAGATATGGCTTCCAATACACTTGCATCATTTATCATTTTCACAGTCTGACCTCTCAAAGATTCAAAAATGCTACTTGTGGCTTTAGTCCAAAGTGTTTGTAATAAATCAGGATTCTTGCGCTGAAATTGAATCAACTCAAAAAGGTTGGTTGATACCCCATTTCTTTCTAGCCATCGTTTTTTTAAACGCGACTCGAAACGTAACAGCCCGACAGTCCAATTAATCAATCGACTGTCAGACATGACCTCAACAACTCTCATGGCTGCTTTGTCATTCTTTTTTGCCAACATTTTGAATTCTTCAAATTGGGCAATATATTCGTCATGCTTCATATAGCATTTATGGTTTACAAGGCGGGATTGTTGACCGCCCCAATAGACAGAGCTATCAAAACGCTTGTTACTTAAACGTGTCTGACCAGAGCTAACATTACCTAAAAAATCCAGCACCTTTTTAGCTGTGGTCTGATCTTGAAGCCTTGCGCTATAAGTCACATCAATGTGAGACACCCAAGCTTTTTTCCAATCAAGCATTGCATTTAATGTCGGATATGCCATTTGCAAATATCCGATCATTTCAAGTGAACCCTGATAAATGTCGTCAGTACCAAAGACGTTATGCCCTTGCAATAATTTCGCAGGACTAGCCTTGATCTGAACATACGGCTCATAACTGGAGTCAAAAAAGACTTTTAAAGCCATTCCAGTGAAATGAGTCGGAACAGATTCAAACGGATGAAACAATGATGAGGCTGATATGCTGCCATCTTCATTTTTATGCACTGATCTGGATGCCAGTGGAATCTCAATGCTATGTAAATCTACATCAATGAAAAAATAACGCCCCTCAGCATCTACAGAGTAGAAACTGGTATCGAATGGCGCATTTATACATAGATGATCAAGCATAAAAGTTACTTTTTAACTTTGTTTAAAACATTTAACAAAATTTAAACTAAACTTGTCAACTTATTTCATTTGTTAAACTTAAAAAAATTTACTTGGTAACTTAGTTATGAGCAAAGTATATAAATTACGCACTGAAGAAGTGGAAGACGTCAAAGAGGCGTTAATGAAGTTTGTTGTAGATAAAAAAACGCTAATGAAAGAGACAGATGTAATACATGCTCTAATTAAGTACCACTTAAAAAACCTCAAAGCTGATGAAGTAATAAAATATAGAAGTGAAGTATTAGGGAAAGACGACTAATGAATATTGTCATAGGTATAACAATAGTAGTTTTAATAGCTATAGCATTAGGAATAACACTTAGCAGGAAAGAAAAAAACAATAGTTTCAAAGATATAGTAAAGAAAACATTTCCTAAATACATAATTAGAGAAAAAAATAATCAAATCATGATATGTGAATACAATCACAGAAATGAACCTGATGAAAGAGTATTCATAAGGATAGGAAATACAAAGAAAATTGAAAAATCAGGACGATTTATAATTGTAAATTATCCGAAACAACCATCTTCAAAAGAATTAAAAAAAGACTTAGAAAAATTCTTATAAAGTCCCAAATTTGAGACAAGAGTCCACCATTAGAAAGCGTGGACTCCGCGAAAATCGAAAATCAGAAAAAATTTAGGGAGCTTAATGCTCCCTGCTTTATATCAATTTTTTTTATGAACATCGTGTTTCGCATAACTTACGATTATGTTAAATAAATAACACCGTCATTTTGTTCACTATTTCTGATATAGATTAGTATTCATGCCTGCACACGTCAAGTATTATCACTTTAAGTCTATCTTGCAAAAGTCAAAAATTAGAACTAGATTTTTTGTAAATGCTCAATAATTGCTTCAGCAGTAACACGTGCGGAAAATGGATTCTGACCAGTAATTAAATTTCCATCTTTAACAACATTTGGGGCAAAAGGAATAAACTTTCTTTCATAAAATGCACCGTGTTCTTTTGCTAGTTGTTCCGCATTATATGGAACCTTTTTAGCTACACCTGCTAAGACTTCTTCACACCAAGCAAAACCAGTTAATTTTTTATTTTTAATCAAATATTCGCCATTTGAAAGTCGAATATTTAATAAGCCACAATAACCATGGCAAACACTCGAGACGATACCACCATTTTCATAAATATTTTTAGTAATTTCTTGGAGTTCTGGATTATCCAAAAAATCCCACATTACCCCATGCCCACCCGTGTAATAAATTACATCATAATTTTGCCAATTGATTTCAGAGGGTTTCTTTGTGTTCTCAAGTAATTTCATAAAGCTTGGGTCATTTTTACGTTTCAATACTGATTCATCAGCAACAAAACGCCCCAATGACTTAGGTTCAATTGGTGAATTTCCACCAAGTGGACTTATAATATCTTGGATATAGTTATATTTTTCGAACTCATCATAAGCATGTGTAAGTTCTCCCAACCATAGCCCTGTGGGATAATTTAAACCTTCATAGGTATCAACATTAGTGACAATATGTAATATGCGTTTAGTCATAGCAACCTCTGTTTTTCAGTCTTATTGATCTTGCTTTTAATACACTATAAGTCTAAAGTTAGCTTGAATGTCAAGTGGAATTAAGTGAAATGAATATAAGCGAGCTATCAAAACAAAGCGGGCTAAGCACACCTACAATTCGCTATTATGAGCAGATTAAGCTCCTTCCAAAGGCAAAACGTAAAGCAAATGGCTATAGAGAATATAGTCAAAATGACCTTAAACAACTTTATTTAATTCAACAAGCTCAGCAAGTTGGCTTTTCTTTAGCAGAAATTAAATCATTTTTGCCATCTAATGTGACAACATGGAATCACGATATTTTGATTGGCTTATTGGAAAGCAAAATTAAAGATATCGAAGAGTTAGAGCAAAAGTTAGCGATGAGTAAAAATAATTTACGTAGCATGATAAATGCGATTAATAACAAACCTGATGAAATTACCTGTGAAGAAAATGCCCAGCGTTTACTTAATCTTTATTACGCTAATGATCAAGTCTGAGCCTTCCATTTGTCGTTAAATTATAAAAATTATTGACCTTAAACTGAACTTTAAACATAGCATTGGAAACAGGTAATTTATGAGGAACCTGTCATGTTTAAATCTTGGACTTTTCAAAACTGGTTAATTGGTTTTATTACATTAATTCTAGCAAGTACTTTTGCCTATGCATCTGAACCGACTAAACATTCAGCATCGAATGGAAAAATTTTAGTGGTGATGACCAATCATTCTGCTTATCCTGATCGTAAAGATACTACAGGCTTGTGGCTAACAGAACTTACCCATTTTTATGATGTTGCAAGTGCTGCTGGTTATGAAATGGATTTTGTAAGTCCTCAAGGAGGTACTGTTCCACTGGATGAGCGCAGTTTAAAAGCAATCTATCTAGATAAATCAGCAAAAGTAAATTTAGCTAATCCTAAATTTTTGCAACGTCTCAAAACAACGCTTGCTCCAAGCGCAATTGTACCATTTCAATATAATGCAGTGTATTACACGGGTGGTCACGGCACGATGTGGGATTTTCCAAATAACCAAGAGCTGAAAAGGATCAGTGAAACAATTTACCAGCAAGGTGGTGTGATTTCTGCGGTATGCCATGGTGTTGGCGGATTATTACCATTGCAGGACCAAAACGGTAAATCACTGATTGCGGGGAGAACAGTTACAGGTTTTGCAAATATTGAAGAAACTTTATCAGGGATGAAATCTCAGGTCCCCTTTCTACTTCAGAATCAATTGATCGAACGAGGTGCTAAATATAAGCATTCTTTCGTTCCATTCACCTCTTATGTGATTGTTGATGATCGAATAATTACAGGACAAAACCCTCAATCGAGCAAAGAAATTGCAGAGGTTGTAATACAACGCTTAAAAACCATACATTAAATCTATCTTGCATCAAACTCCTGAAATCAGATTTATATAATCTGGTTTCATTTCATTTTGTGATAAAAAATAAAGATAAAATAATTCCATTATTAACGATAAAAAGCTTGACCTTAAACCTTACTTTAATCTTAGCATTTGATTAAGGTTAATAGGAGGAACACCATAATGTTCAATCAAGTTAAATTCCGTCGCTCAGCTGCTGCTGCCTCAATTGGTCTATTCTTGGGTTTATCTGCTCATGCTATGGCACCCAATACCACCTCCAGTAGTGGTGAAAATAATGATCGACAAACGACCACAGTTGAATTTGGACCATATAAAGTACAAGTACCTAAAGGTGGTTATTACGATCGTTTCCGCATGAATCCAGACTTGGATGAGGTTGCTAAGGATCCTGCTGCTGGAAATATCGATTATTTCCGTACCATCCCTAAAAAAATGGTAGAAACTCGTGTTGGTAAAGTTTGGTCACCAAACTTTTATTATCGTACCAGCAATGTACAACTGTTGATGCTTGCTCCAGTATCCAAGTTAAAAGCAAAGCTCCCTGCTCCACTTGAGCCATTACAGCCCTTTCCTGGCTATGGCTTAGTTTCTCTTACATTCTTTTCTTATGCTGTAGGCGATGTCGATCCTTACGATGAAGTATCAGTTGCAGTGGTTGTTCGCCAACCTGGCGCACATAAGTTCCACATCACAGAGTTGCTAAGTTCAATGCGTAAACATAAATATTATGGTCATGTTTTGGCATTACCTGTAGATACAGAAATTGCTCGTGTACGTGGTGTATATGGTTATCAACTGCCTAAATGGTTAACAGCAATTGATATGACGATTGGTAATAAAAATGTAGAAGCTCACATTTTTAATACTGACGGCAAACCAGATGTGAGCTTAATTGCATCGTTACCAAAGATTAAGCATGTGAAACCACAATCTCATATCGAGACTAAAACGATGTTTAATCTAGTCGATGGTCAATGGCATAGTACATCTGTAGAGTCTAATACGCTTGCCTTTGGACAACAGCTATTTCCGAGAAATGTACAACTTGTTCGAAATGGCGGCCCTATAACTAAACTACTTGATGAACTCGGTGCGGGTAAAGTGTTACGATTCGATGTAGTTAAAGATGCTCAGTTGGCTTTGAATATGCCAATTCCATTGAAGTCTTTAGGGGCAGAGTAA